CATCAGTTATACCAAAGTATTGCATTGCATCTGCATAGTTAAATACTTTTGAACCACCAATGTTATAATCCAATCCATCTTTTGTACCTTTTTGACCTTTAAATAAATCATACCAGTATTTTTGATTTTCTAAATTATAAGTTTTTGCTACCGCCTCTGATGCTTTTATTGCCCACTCATCATATTGTTTAATTTGATTCGCTGCAACATATGATTGCTTTAAAATGTTAGTTACAATTTTGTCGTGCTGTAAAGCCCATTCTTTAATAACAATAATTGAAGTTGCCATTTGGTTAACAAAATCTTTTGTTGAAACAACGTCAGTGAAACCAGTTAAGGCATCGAATGCAATTTTATCACCAGGAGTCCAAGTTGTACCACCATCAATTTTATGATTAATAGTTTTTCCTGTTAATTTTCCATTTACAACTTCTTTTAGTGGAACTGTATAACCTGTTTTTTGAGACTTAATTAATTCTTTTACAGAGTTAATATAATCATCATTTTCAGATGGTACGAAATTAACTGCTTGTGCATCATATGTCGTTACGTCTGGATTTACTTTTAATTTATTTAAAAAACAATAATTTAAAGCAACAACCCAATCACCATCACCAACTACTGATGAAATAACAGAACCTAACATTGATTTAGGATTATCTTTCCACTCTTTAGGGCCAATTAATTTATCTTCACCATATGATAGACCGATAGCTCCAATATTTTGCACATGATATTTTCCTTTACCGAATTTTTCATCTAAAGCTTTTTGAGTTGTACTAATATAAAACGGCACGCCGTCTCCCATTATACTAACAGCAAATGCAGATTTATCTGATGTTGGGTATTCTGTTCCGCCATTATATTCTTCGACGAATTTAATTTGCATATCACGTAAGCCACCAACCATATCTTGACGTACAATTTCTAAATTAACGCCAGCACTTTCCATTAATGAACCTTTAGTTGTGCGAGGGCCACCATTTGCGCTAATCATTCCAGAGTTTGCATTCCAAGCGTATTCTGCAATTCGAACCAATCCTTGATTGGCTACTTTTGTAGACACTTCCATTGCCGGCATTGGCAACCTTGCTCCTTTTGTTATGTTGTCAAGATTGTCATTGTTTAATGTTAGTGACTCTAACTGTTTTGATTCACTCACTCGAAGTCCCGGAGCAAAATAATACACACCAGTTCCGACTATTCCAAGTCCGAAAATTAATATCACAAGTTCTAATAATGTTGTGAATTTTTCAATTTTTAAGATTTTTCCCATTTTTTCTTTTTTTTTTACGTTTATACTTACTTGTTAATTGTTTGTTTTTTTGTTACTTATTTGTTTTTGTTTATTTTTTTATTGTTGCATTTTCTGTAATACTAACTAATGTGTGTTTGTCATAAGGCCTCACATCAAAAATTAATGATTGTCCGGTGTCGAGCCATCTTTTATATAAAAGCTTTCCATTCATATAAACATAAAGCTCTTTGCCGATTATTTCCTTATGTACTGCCATCACTAAAATATGTTATCTAATCCACCAGAACTAACTCTGTCGTTTTGTGTCAATACATATTCAGGGTTCGCATAAGCTTTTGCTTTAGGAACAAGATTTTCTCCAACTTTTATTCCATCGGCCAATAAATTTAAGTTTACATATAACTCATCGCTGTTTACATTATACTGACTTGTCATTGAATCAATATCTCTTAAGTTGCCGGATGTAATCGCAATATCTTCAGCAATGGTTGTAGTAACAACATCTAAAGCGTATTCTAATTCCCAGCTCTTCGTAAATAACATTGCTGATTTTGCACTTTCTGTTGCTAATCGAGATTTTGAAGCGAACTCGTAATCTTTTTTAAGAATTTCAATAGTTGCATCAAAGTCAGAAATTTTTATTTCCATTGCAGTTTCAACCATTTTAAGTTTATGAGTAAATTTTTTCATAATGGCTGCACGAGTACCATATTTTGTAACAAAATCTTTTGCTTGTAATAATTTATTACGAATTACATCTGATTTAGATAAAGCTTTTATGTATTCAGAGTTTAAATTTACATACTCATCTGTTTCACGAGCCTCAACACCTTGACTTTTAACCATTTCTTCTAAATTGTTTTTCATTTTTTCAACCTGACCTTGTATTATCAAAATGTCAGTTTGTAATTTAGTGGCATCTTTTTCGGATTTTACAGATTCCATTTCCATATCACTTCTAAGTTGAGCAACTTTGCCGGTAGCTCCGCGAAATTGTTCTTGATTAGAAAGCATCTTTACTCTTTCTTGTTCTAATTGACCGAATGGGTCACTTTTTATAAGGTTTTTATGTAAAGTTCTTGCAAGTTTACGCATCCACCTAACTCCAACCGGTGCAAGTATAATAGCAAGTATAACTACTGCAACAGAAGCTACCGCTCCGAGAGCTGCACCGATTGCAATCATAATTTTTGGTAATGCAAATATACAAAAAGCAGTTGCTAAGCCACCGAAAAATAGTAATTTCAAAATACCAAAAAGTCCTTTTTCTCCTTTTCGGAAAGAATCTACTTTTTTAGTAATTTCACTTTCACTAAAGTGTTTAAAAATTGGTAATTCCATTACCTTGTTGTTTGAACCAAGAGAACTGGTTCCTTGAATTTGAATTGTTTTTGAATTTTTAGTTTCCATAATTTTATTTTAAATTATTAATTATTCCTTGTTTCACTGTTTCTATTGAAGATACCATTTTGTTTTTAGCAGTATCGTTGGCAATAAGTTTGTTTTCAACTTCTGAAATCATCGGTTGATATTTATTATCAATAAGAGATAATTTATTTTCTTTATCTTGAATTTGGATTTTGATGCTTTCCAATTGTTGTTTAAGTGAAGTCAATTCGCCGGAAAGATTTTCGTTTTCTGTATGCTTTTGATTTTCTAAATCTTGCTTTTTGGCATTCCCATCAGAAACAAATTTGTTATAAATTTTATCTGTTTCAGTAGTATAATATTGTGAATATTCTAACAATTTTTCTTTCGTAATTGTTTTATCCATAGCTTTTCCCATATTAAAAGCCATGACGTATGTTTTCGGGTCTGAAATGTCGCCACTAATAACGGCTGTATAATATTCAAAAAAATCATACCCAGGTTGATTTAACCCTTCGAAAGTGGTGTGATAAATCTCAGCGAATTTTTCCAAATGTTTTTGAATATCTGGATTTCCTTGAGATTGATTTTGTTTAACCGGTGTTTCAAATTCATTTTTAGATGAAGGAAACTTCACGGAAGATTCTTTTTTAATTTCCGTTTTAACTTCTGATTTTACTTCCTCTTTTTGAGGTTCATCAGTATTGTTAAGAAATAAACTTTTAAAGCTCATTGTGTATATTATTTTTTAGTTTAAACGTATTTTTTATCTTTTTGTTACAAAAGAATGTGAATTAATATCATAAATGCACTCAATATGTTGATTTACACTAGAATATCTTGATTTTATAATTTTTAAATTATAACCACTTTCAATAGTATCTCTGTTTTTTTCTGATGTTATTACTAAATTGCTATGCATTGCTAGATGTGTATTTATATTTTGAATAGAATTATTAGTATCAACAGAAATTCTATTTAATTGAGTTGTGGTTATGATTGACATATTGAATTTTCTAGATAATTCTTGTAAAGCCTCAATGTTTCTTTTTGCAGACTCATAATTACCTAGTTTTTTAGTATAGGAAAGTATTTTGTTTGAATTTATTTTTTCAAAAAGAACATATCTTGTGTTTTCACATTTTATTTTATCATAAACCATAGATTCTGTATTGTGTGTAATAAACAAAGGTGAATCTAAAATCACAACAGTTTGTCCTTTAAGGAATGGAATATTATGATTTAAAACTTTATTAAATCTGTCAACAGTATTATCGTATGTTCCAAAATTTTCAGACAAAATAGCTATGGCCTTAAATCCTTTTTTTGTTGGGCGTATTTTTCTAATTACACCCTCAGAAAACATTATTACATTTATTCCTGATTCTAAAAAATGATATAACATTGAATTACATAATAAAGTTTTACCTTCACCACATTTAGATGCAATAGTAACAATACCACTGCCCAAAAAATTATTATTTCTTAATATCAAAGAAGTTGGATTCATTTTAAAAATTAAATATCAAACCGGTTGAGATATAGTTTGTTCTGGCCCAATTACTGTATTGTACAAAATATCCAATTTTACCCGGAGCATAAGAAAATCCGGCACCATATTCAATAAAATTATTAAACCCACTTTCCATATATGCCCCAACTCCAAATAAGGCATATCCACTAAAATCACCTATTGGTTTAGAAATTGATGTTTTAAGTTCGTAAAATCCTCTCGTATTAGATGAAACAAAAATATTCTCAACTCCAAACACCGCGCCAAGACTTACGTTTTTACGCATAAAACCAACTTCAATAGAAGGGTATGAAGCTTTGTTAAAGTTATCAATATTTTGGTCACTAGGGTCAACGTGACCAATTGAAATTCCTACCGAAGCATAATAACTGGTTTTTGTTTTTGTTGAATCAATTTGTGAGAATGCGCCTAATGAAAGCACAATCAAAGATAGTGTGATGATTTTTTTCATAATTTATATTGTTGTTTGATTTTTAAAAATTTCTGATGTTGTTAATTCTTTCATTCCTGCAGTACGTAAATCTTCATAAATTTTATCTGCAATATGTTCACATCCGGTTACATTTGATGTCGTATCAGTTAAAAGAGTTATGTTTTTAATAGTATTTGGAAACATTTCATAAATTTGTTTCAAAGAAGTTGCTACGCAATGTGATTTTGCTTGTCCAGCAACTAATACTTCTTGGTTATATTTAAAAATTTGCTTAAAAAGATTATGATTAAAATCTCCTTCAATATCACTTGTTTGTACTTCTTCTTGAAATATTCCGAATTGTTCAGATGTTGGGTTCATCCCTTTTATGTATGTGATAAACGGTTTTTTAGATACTTCCATCCAATTCTTAATAGCAACTAAAAGAGTTGGAAAAATATTTGAACCCTGTGTACCAGCAATGCAATGATTTGGCCATATTGTATGAACAAAATTTCCGCCTGATTCTAATTGTTCAAGATAATATAATACATGACTTTGCATTATCGGATTTTTTGTTTTCCAAATACCAGACTTTACATCATTAAAAGTAATGTTTGTAAATGGTTCCGGATGTTTACCTTCTGAATCAATCCAATAAATTGAATGTGCTATATCTTCTAACATATGCATATCAAGTGAAACAATTATTGATTCTATTTGTTCTGCATTTTCTATAATAAAATTTGAAAGTTTTTGCATATCAACATCTGCGTTATTAACAAAAAGCGCTCCGCCTGGCATACAAAAATCTACTTGTGGGTCAATAATTAATAAAGTTTTTTTCATAAGGTTCTTGAACTGTTTAAACGTATTATTTTAAAAAATGTTACTTATTTTGTAAAGATAATTTTTGAATTCTTTCTTTAAGTAATTTATTGAAGTTATAGATTATTCTTTTTTCAACTTCTTTTGGCGGTAAAATCCTGAATTCCTCCCTTTCCATACGGAATCGGCCGGATTTTACTTTCTTATCTCTTTCCATAAGATATGCCCATTCCATATGAAATACTTCAGTATCTATTTCTTTTATTATTTTCGGCATTGGAAATTGTAAATGAAATTTTTTAGCAATTGCCACATGAAGATTATCTTCAATTACTCTATAATTTGGCATTTGTCTTTTTATTGGAGTTGCTAAGTCTGTGACATAGGCTTCTGGAAAATCATGCGTCAAACCTTCTAATTTAAATTCATCAGGACATAATTCCATAACCAAAAGAGAATGTTGACCTACAGAATATAATTCTTCTGTATGACCAGTAAATCTACAAATCAAACTTAATGAATGAGAAATATCTTCAATGATGATATCTTTTTGTTTTGGATTGAAGACATAAAACTTTTTACCGCTGTACGTTCTAATCCATTCGAGAGTTTTCATAACACAAATGTACGATTTTTTTTCAAATTACAAAAATTGTAAGTATCTGATTTTCAATCTAATAATATTCATCAATGTTATTTTCTTCATCTCCGTAATTTTCATCCTCAAAATATCCATTTTTATATTCGCTTATTTCTTTTAGAATTAACTGCAATCTTTGTACTGGTGTCATAGCATCATATTTTTGCCAGTTTCTATTTTTGCGATATTCAATATAATTTTGATAAGTGAAGCCATGTGTAAGTTTCATTAAAATTTGATGTAGTTTCTTTTCCTCAAAATGCATAAGTAAATTTAGTATTTTTTTATCAAATAAAATGAAAATTATTAGTTTTTTAACGACTATTTATAACAAAAAATCATGGGATTAGAATCAAAAAATTACGAAGCTTTAAATTTATCTTCTGGTACTTATACAGAAGCAGAGTTAGGTAATGGGATAACTGGAAATTCAGTTCATCAAATTTTCTGTTTAACAACAGGTAATATTACAATTACTGCAATGGGTGGTGGAACATTTACTTGGACTCCAACAGCTGCAAATACATCTATAGATGTGGTACCTTCAAAACTTGTAGTAAACTCTGGAACTTATGTAGCATTTAAAACAAAAAACCAAGGTATTTCATATACCTCTAACAGAATTAACGGATAACTATGGATATTTGTGCTGACAATTGTTTAACCGGTATGACTTCATCGGATGTTTCAAGACTTTATCGTAGAATACGAAGAAAGCTTGGAGAGCCGGTTATGGGAGTTGAACTACGCAATGAACAACTTGAAGAGTGTGTTTGCGAAGCTATTGAAGAATATTCTGCTTTTATTAATAATTGGGCTCTTGAAAACAAGATGTCTCAAATGCTTGGATTGCCAAGTAATATCGATTTTACTTTAAAATTTGTTTCAAATAATTTTGGTTTTGAAAGAACCTATGCTCGAGCATATGGAGAAATTGTTGGTACATCTTCAACTTCTATTAGAGAACTTAAATTAACTGGTATTACTTTAACGGCCGGCACTCAACATTATTTTATTCCAGCTGGAAGAGAAGTAAATGAGGTTTTATGGTATACACCAAGTTTTATAAATTTATTTGGTTTAGACCCTTTTTCTAACGCGAATATCGCTTTTACTGAATTTGGGGCGAGTTTTGCCGGAAATTCACTTTATAGCGTTATGCCTATTTATGATACAATGATGACAGCTCAAGCTGCTACTGTTAGAAATAAAGTAAGAGGGTCTGAATATTCATATAGATTAATTGGTGGTCCTAATGGTACTAAAAGACTATCTGTTTATCCTATTCCAAGAGTTCCTGCTGCGGCCGGAACATCTATTAATCCAATGTACAGTAATCCCGGAACTTTATTTTATTATTATTATGATGATGCTAGTGTTGGTGGAAATATGGGTCTTTCTGGATATAATTCAAATCCAGGATTTACCGGAACTACTGATGTTTTTGGAAATGTAAGTCAAGGAAATGGACTCGTTTCAGGACCTTCTGACGCGAAGTTATATAATTTAACTTATGACGAACTTAATGACCCAGCAAAAAGATGGGTAAAAAGATTCGCTCAAGCTAACGCAAAAGAGCTTTTGGGTTTAGGTGTTAGAGGAAAATTTAGTGGTGTTCTTCCTATTCCAGGTGGGGAAGTTACTCTGAATGCAGAATCACTAATAACTAATGGTAGAGCTGATATGGATGCCCTTAGAGAAGAAATAAAAGTAACATTAGATAAATTAAACTATAAAGCAATTTTAGAAAATAATGCTGCTATTCAAGAAAGTATAAATAAAACATTTATGTTTAGCCCTTTAGGAGTTTGGAGAGGATAATAAATTATGGCAAATCCCCCTTATAACAACAATGAAGAAAAGCCAGATGAGGCAAAAAATCAAGATATCTCTAGAAAAGGTATTGATTTATTTTTTGGAGAAAAAGAACGTGCATTCTTAGATGGAGTAGGAAGAGAAATTGTTAATGAAATTCTTAAAGAAAGTTTTATTTTATATAAAATTGATTATGCAAGAACAAAAACACATTCACTTTATGGCGAGGCTAAGAAAAAAGCTTATCATACACCAATTGAGATTTTTGGCAGAATCAATGTTGAAGTTGAAGCTCCAGAATATATGACTGCGGGTGGTATTATTAAAAAGGGTTATGGTAAAATAACTGCTGACATTTTTAGGTCGCATCTAAATGAACTCAATGCAAATATTAGAATTGGTGACTTTTTATACTTCAAAGGACATTATTATGAAGTTATTGATGATGGTTCTTCAAATATAGGTAATGAACAATCTTATGCGGGAGATATTGTTTTTTCAATAAAAATAGTAGGTATAAGAGTAAAAGACGATGTTTTCAACGCGAAGTAATTAACTTCTTCTATACATTATGTATTAATTGTATTAATTTAATACTCTATTATAAAATATATATTTCTAAGGAGAACTGTTTTCAGGATTAAGCATAGTGAGTCTTCCTAAAGAACTTAGTTCTAAAGTATCAACTCATTATGAACAGATTATTATAACTCTTTCTTGGAGCCACCGTATCTATCATAAGCCTAAAGTCAAACGCTATTGTGCTTTAGGTTGCAACCAACTGTTAAAGGTTTATAGCCCTCTATTATATCTTACGCCTCGTTGCTTAGTGCCGGCGTTGTGTTTGTATAATTCCCCCAGTAACACATAAAAACAATATTGCTGATGGCTTTTTATATCCCGTCCAATATTATTTATTTTTTTCAAATTAAACACTAAAAATGTATAAAAGCAAGTTTTTAAATAAAAAAACTATTTAATATTATAGAAATGTTTCAAAATGTCCATACAAAAAAACATAAATAACCTACTTAATCAAAGTTTTGAAAATAATGATTATTTGCCAAAAAAGCTCCTTTTGGAAGATATTGACCAAGGAACAGTGGATTATATTAATTCTTTGAATATTTCTGTCGTTAATGCTGAAGATAGGTTGGCTAAAGTTCCGCTTATATTTTTGAATCAAGAAAGATGGGCCGAATTTAAAATGAATTGGAAATTTCTAAAAGATGAAAGTGGAGAAGAAATAAATATGCCATTTATGACAATTAGAAGAATTAGTGTAAAACCTGGCCAAAATCCTCTAAAAAGAACAATACCAAAAAAGAAAAAATTTGTTTTTGTAAAAGTTCCTATTTTTGATGGAACTCTTAAAGGTTATGATTTATATAAAATTCCACAACCTCCACGAGTTGATGCTCAATATGAATTGCGTTTTTTAACGCATTATATACAAGATACCAACACTTCTTATGAAAGAATGATAATGGATGGATTTTCCGATGGACAAGGTTATATGAACATAAATGGTTATCATATTCCATTAATTCTTGGCGACCCAAATGAAGAAAATACTGTTGATGAAATTACTGCAGATAGAAAATTTCAAATTGTGTTTCCATTGTCAGTATATGGTAAGCTGGTGGACCCTACAAACTTTGAAAGAGTGCCTACAATAACTAAAATTAAAATAGATATAAAAGAGCTATGAGTTTAGATAATTTCTCACTATTTATTGGAAATAAAATTAAAACTTTATAATGCATTTAAAAAACAACAGTACAGATACAAAAGAAATTCATTACATCAGTACACAAGGCAATAGGAGAATTGTTATAATTAATCCTAGTCAAATTGTTGAAATTACCGATTGTGAAAGACTTATTTACTTAAATGAAGAAGATGTTGAGTCAATAAGTATTGTTGAAAAACCAATTGAAGAAATTGTTGAAAAACCAGTTGAAGAAATTGTTAGTAAAATGGAAAAAGCAACTAAAGACGTAGAGAGTTATATGTCTGAAAATAAATAAAAAAAGACTCAAAGAAAAAAATAAACAGTAAAAAAACAAAATAAATAAATGGCAACAGTTTTCGTATCACCAGGCGTTTACACAAGAGAACAAGATTTTTCAGTGTTCGCATCTCAAATAGGAATAACAAGACTAGGATTAGTGGGTGAAACCACTAAGGGTCCAGCTTTTGAACCTATAAAAATAGGAAGCACAGATGAATATGTGGCTAGATTCGGTACAACAGATACTAGAATTCAAATTCATTTTTGCAACAATCACAAGAACTTACTATAACAAGAATTCTTGGTAAAGAAGGTTTCACCAATTCAGCTGCTTGGATTATCATAGCTGATAATGGCCCTTTTTATTCTGGAACTACCACACAAACTGGTATGACTTTTACAGTTTCTAATCAAGCTGTTTCTACTGGTTGGACATTTACTACATCGGCTGCAACCACAGGTACACTTGCTTTAAATACTGCAACTGCTTCAACGGTTGGAAATACCATTGGAATAGCATATAGTGGAGCGGCTGTCTCTACAACTGCTTGGCTTAATGCAATTAACACAACTTCATTTAGCGGAATGGGAATAACTGTAGCAGGAAATAGTCTTGCTGTGTTTATATCATCTGGTGCTTCTCAATCATTTACATTATCTGCAGACACTTTGCAAAGTGCAGGAATTTATTCTGGTGCACCTCTTTGTGTGCTTAGAAGTAAATCGGCCGATGAAGGAACAACGTTTCTTGCAACTGCATCAAGCGCAATTCAAATAGGAAATATTACAGGTTTATTGCTTCCGTTTATGATAAGTGGAACAACTGGTCCATTAACTGCTCAAACTCAAAGTGGCCTCACTCTTTCTTTGGATGAAACAAGAGATGATTATGTTGTGAAGGTTCTTGGTAAAAACCCTAAGAAATTTAGTAATGACTTTGGAATATATGTTGAAAGTATTTATCCTCACTTTGTAAGAGAGGCTGCGCAAAGAGGTCATATTTTAGCAATTGAGCCTACTATAAATTTTTCAACAGATGGTGTATATACTGATTATGCAACAGAATATCAAACTCCAGAAACTCCTTATATTGTTTCTAAGGTTGCTGGTGGTATTGTAAGAGATTTGTTTAAATTCACTTCTATTTCTGATGGTGATAGTGCAAACGAAGAAATTAAAATTACCATTGCAAACATTGATGACATTACAAAAACTTTTGATGTTTTAATTAGAGCTTATAGTGACACCGATTCAGCTATTGTTACTTTAGAGAGATTTAGAGCATTAACTCTTGACCCTTCTCAGCCAAATTATATTGCAAAAGCAATTGGTACAACTGATGAAGAGTATCCAAGACGTTCAAATTATGTAACTATTGATTTAGCTGAAAACGCTCCTGTAAATACGGTTCCTGCAGGTTTTGGAGGTTATACATTTAGAGATTTAAATGGTACTGGTGCAACTCCACATCTTTATTATAAAACACAATATTTCAGTGGAGATTCAGTGTTTAAAACTTATCTCGGTGTATCAGAATTGGCTTATACCGGTTATACTACATCACAAGTTTCAGTTAGTCAATCTATTAAAACTCTTGAACATGATTTATGGAGTTATCTTGGTGCAACACCTAGTGGAACTAGCGTTGTGAAAGGATTTCACTTAGAAAGCACAGCTCCTGCTGCAACTTATGAAGTTGGTAATAAAATTGCTCTTAGTGCTTATACCAAAGCAGAACGTAAGTTCACTTTAGTTCCTGCTGGTGGTTTTGATGGATGGAATAAATTTAGAAGTCCGGATTTCACATCTGCTGCAATAGATGCAAGTAATGTTGTTGCAATAAAAGAAGGTGTTGATGCAATGTCAAATCCTGAAAAAGTTGACATTAATTTAGTTGCTGTTCCAGGTGTAGATTATTATAATCATGAAGCAGTTGTTAAATACGCTTTAACTATGGTTGAAAATAGAGCTGATTCACTTTATATTGTTGATGCTCCAAGAATTTCTGATTCTAGTGCAAAAGGAACAGCTGCAGAAGCAGTTTCTGACTTACAAGACACAGGAATTGATTCTAATTATGCAGCAACATACTGGCCTTGGATTCAAATCAATGACCAAAATTACAATAAGTTTGTTTATGTGGCCCCTACTATGGAAGTAGTAAGAGCAATAGCATTAACTGACAATGTAGCTTATCCTTGGTTTGCACCTGCAGGTTACAATAGAGGTGTTGTGTCAAATATGGTTCAAAGAGCTGATATCAGACTTGACCAAAATGATAGAGATACTTTATATCAAGATAGAATTAACCCTATCGCGACATTTGTACAACAAGGCGTGGTAATATTTGGACAAAAAACTTTACAAGTTAGACAGTCTACTCTTGATAGAGTTAATGTTAGAAGATTATTATTACAAGTTAGAAGATTGATTGCTGCGGCATCTCAAACGTTATTGTTTGAACAAAATGACGCAACTGTTAGAGACCAGTTCTTACAAAAAGTAGAACCAATCCTTCTTCAGATTCAAAACCAAAGAGGATTAGACGCTTTCAGAGTTGTTCTTGATAGCAGTCCTTCTGCTGACCCAAATACTTTAACTGGTAAAATTCAGCTTAAGCCTACACCTGCTTTAGAGTTTATTGACTTGACATTCCAAGTTTTACCTCAAGGAGCTAATTTCCAAGATTTCTAATAAAAACGTAAATTAAATAATAAAGGGATGCAATAAAATGTATCCCTTTTTTATTTTTTATTTTATTTTTTGACAAATCTTTACTATAAAAAATAAAATCGCTTATTTTAAAATAATGCAAAAAAAGAGGGAATATAAAATTTATCTTATTCATTGTAAAATCATTAATTTTTACAAGATAGGAATTTCTGTCAATCCTCAAAAAAGACTTAAACAACTTCAAACCGGTACTCCATATGAGCTTTCTATAGTTTATATTCATGAAAGCAAATTTCCTTTTAAAGTAGAAAAAATATTACACAATTCATTGTCTTCAAGAAAAGTTACTGAAAATTATAAATTTGATTTTGAAAAATTAAAAGGTGAGTGGTTTGATTTGTCTGCCGGGGATATTTTATCTTTTAAAGATAATTGTATTAAAACAGAAAATCTCATAGAAACCTTGAAGAAATCAGGAAACCCTTTCGTTTAAATTTTTTTTTACATATCCTCCATATTTTTTTTTCTCCTGTATTTATAATAAATAAAACAATATAACATGGGAGTAGTAATGTTTCGTCCAGTTCCAATCGAACAGGAACCAAAAAGAAAAAATAGATTTTATCTTGAATTTCCAACTGAGCTTGGATTTGAATCTTACCTGGTACAAACTTCAGGAAAGCCTAAAATCACTATCAATAGTACAGAAATTCAATATATGAACACATCAACATTTGTGGCCGGACGCTACAAGTGGGAAACTATTGACATCGAATTTATCGACGTAATAGGACCCTCTACTACTCAAAAAGTTATGGAATGGGTTCGTTTACACGCTGAATCAGCAACCGGTAAAATGGGATATGCTGTAGGATACAAGAAAAATCTTGTTCTTAAAGCTCTTGACCCGGTAGGTGTTGATGTTGAAAAATGGACAATGGTAGGTTGTATGATTACATCTGCAGACTTCGATTCGTTTG